CCCAGGTAGCCTACTACGTGTGATGGAGTAACAATCTCTCCATACGGATCAACTCCGTAATCTCAGTAGCTTTCTCAAGTTGAGAAAAGCTATGAAGAATATGCCTAGCATCGCTAGACATACGTGTCCCATCGAAGACTGCCGGTGGAGTTCCCCCATCGTCGATAAGACGAAGAAGGTACTCAACATTTGGAAGCATCTGCATAGGATAATCTTTAGGATTATACTTAAAGATGCGATCCAATAACACCTGTACCTCCTGGTCGGAGGCAAGCGAGGGATCCAATCCTTCGTTATGTTCGGACACATATCTACTGTTATACAGTAGAGTGTTCAACAGGGAGGTCTTCGAAGTGTAGGATCGCGTTCGGACATCTGTCTTTGACAATGCTTCTAGCCATGGTTCTAAACGATCCCAATAGGGTAACCCATTAGGATTCCAACCAAAGCCCCACGGTTCGGGAATGGAGCCCAAGATCTTGAGTATCCTCACTTGCCTACGCTTAAACAAGCGTAGACTTCGAGGACCCAGGTTTCGAGCGACATCGATGAACGAGTTGTCACCGCGTCCGCCCCATTTGTATCCACGAAGGATACTATCAGGGAAGATGATGCGACCGGCAAACTCACCGACTTTCTTGGAGACAAGAGTCTTCTCCTCCGAGATGGGCACGCCTAGCTGGCCCATAATTAGTTGGTAAGTGTGAGCTACTACCTCATCAAAGATGATAAGGTCATCCCCAAGAATCCTAAAATCGTATGGTTTCCCCAAAAGGACACAAATCCCTTGTAAAAGGAAATTGTGCGTTAAAGCTAGAAAAGCAAAAGATGTCTTGACACCTAGTGGTTGTCCAACTTTCCATTGAAGTCGGGAGATTCCGTAACTGCCCCTAAAGGCACGATAAGGAATTTCTTCCATCTTTTCGGAAAGAACTGTTCCCTTTTTCAAGGGAGGGAGTTCTGCATCTTTCACGTTCCAGTCTCCATGGGAGACTTCCGTGGAAAATGCCCTCCAGACTTCGGGTACGCCTAAACGCTTAAGGATGTGGTCCGCAAGGGCCACGGGAAGGTGATCTGTCGCATTGGACAAATCAAAGCAGTGTGACACACGTCCTTCTCGAATCATGGACTGGGCATAAGCAACACCCGCATCTTGATCGAAGGTACAATCAGTACTAACTGATCGTAAGATGTCGTATAAGTAGTCGGCCAGAGGCTCTAAAGCCTTCTGGTAAACCCGGAAAGGGTTGGCTACAAACCTAAGCTTATAACCAGGATCCTGAATCCAGGAAATCGCACCAACCAAGGGTTTATTCTTGGATGCGGCATCAATTGTCGTCATCTGGGACATTATATCCCAGTACGGTTCGATACCTTTCAAGACACCGCTAAAAATCTCCATATACCTCTCGGTAAATTGGGGACGCATAGCGAGGGTACCGATAGAATCGAGTACCCCTTGAACTTCAGGTCCAGTTCCATAAGACAATGGCGCTCTCTTGGTCTCCGAGGGTACGAAACCCAACAGAGGAGAACCAGTGACTAGGGTAGGCCTGGCAAAGTTTTGCGTGAGAAGAGCATTATCTATGAGGGTTTCCCCCATGATAATAGAACCTTCACTAGGTTCCGATCGATAAAGCGCTTTTATGAACTTGATGTACTGTTTTTCAGTCATCTTGATCTCGGCATTATCCCGGTTAATACCGGTATAAACCATTAAAGCGTTCCAACACTTGAACACACTACGTCTGTCAAATTTCCACAAGGCACCAAAGTGCCCTGCGGGTTTGCCCGATTTACTGTGACGAATCCATTCACTTACAGGGCCAAGCCCTGCCAAGTGTCTAAGGTAATCAAGCTTGATCGCCTTAAGCCTCTTCACGGTCCACTCCTCACCTGAGGAAGTGATCCAACGATTGATTTCCTTAACCAAATTAACGGCTAAGGAGCGATCAATACCACACGCAGAAAGCCTAAGGATAGCGTCTCCTGTGTCAAAAGACATGGGGTCCTCCTATCATCTAGGATATACTCCAGGAAACATCCCAAGCGATCCACGCTCCGAGACCAGA